GTTAAATCCAGCGTCCGTGCGTAAGAAGGTGGGCACGAAGATGGCTCTAGATTTAGAGTCCCTTCTGTAACTTCCCGGCGTCGCAGTCAACCATGACTGAAACGCTGTAGGAGTACACTCCATCTCGGTAACAGTATGGGTCATTATAACAGCACCGGAAAATTGACATCCCTGTCGATTTCCCATGATGCTTATAATTGACCCGACGTTGAAGAACCAGTCGGATGCCCAAGTCCAAGGCAATGCATTCCACACTTGAAGTGGGAATTCATAGTCAAGGCCGAGAGCATCCCTTAGCTGTTCACGTCTGCTACCGGTTAGAGACGCACCAAACCTGATAGGATCAACATTCCACTGTGCAGCGTACCATTGCCTACCGGCAGTGGTCGTGTTACACGTACCAACAACCGTAGTTAAAGAAGACTGAAACGTCTGCTTGCTATGTTGTTGGTTGGAAAATGATCCTAAATCACCTTGTGTTCTAAGCTGACCATTTTTGACCTGCTTGAATTTCTTACGTCTCTTATCGAGATAGTCAGAAATGTCAATCATGTCGAAAAGGTCTTGAAAGAACGGACGCCAGCCAAAATCCCATAAGAGGTAATCTTGGCCAATGCGTCGCCCCGTATAATATTGGTGCAGTCGTCGATGAGTTACTTTCCATCCACGATGTGCCCAAATATTACGAAGGGCCAAGGCCCGTTCACGCATCTGTTGATACATGGACGGCATATCCTTCAGCTCATACAAAGCGTTCGGAATCGATACGCTAGGTTCCCCAGGATGCGAGTCAGCTATTGCTGATGTAGCATCCCTATAAGGGGTAAGCTGAGGGAGATGTGATCTAACCAGGACATTGAACCAATCAGCCGGGTAGGAAGTAAACTTCCTATAGTTTACCCCGACTGAATTATTAGAACCGTCCAAGATAATGGGATCATTTGTGTATTTGTTAAGAGTCAACGGATTATTTCCGTTAATATGACCAATAACATCATCACAAACTTCTCTCCAGCTCAAGATGGACTGAAACGAATCAGGCTGATTCGAAAAAGTCTTTGAGCCGTTGATATAGTTCCCATCACGAGTACGGTGTCTAATATCAAATGCCATGATTAGGGTTACTCCTTCACTGTGAGGTTAAGA